CAATCGTATCTCTTACCTCACCCAGATTCGCCCTAGAAAAAGAGCGTCCAGCTATCGAATAGCTTGAACCCGCCACCGCTATCGCTTCGAGGCAAGTGATATATTTATCACGCAGAGAAGTTAGGGTAGCAAGGGGTAGCCCAATGAAATCACCCTTCGCCATTCTCAACCTCCTCTGTCAAACTTGCGGGGGAAACTTTGAGCCGTCCGTGGAGTGCCGCCCCCACGATGTTCATACATTCGCAATCCATTAAATGATTATGCTTGCCAATTTGCTTCCACACAAGTCTTTCCCTGCCAGTCATAGGGTTTTTCACTCGCACCTTCACCTCTGCTTCGATATGCACCTTCCAGACATCGGGCGTATCTAGGGCTATGAATCCATCCTCTTTGAGAAGTTGGGAGAGGATGTCTTTGATGGATGGGTTCGACCATCGCCAAATTGGGCAGAGCTTCCACTTCCATCCTGCCTTTGATTGAACTGCCTTACCAGAGAAGGGGTCGCCATTTGCGATTCGAGCGTATGGCCTTTGAACCTTCTGCTCATTCACGATCTCGGAGAAGCTGGTCTTGTCCGAGCCAACCAACGCTACCCAGCCGTTCTTGCAACAATTCAAATATACATCTCGGGTTTGATCGCCCGAATCGATTAAGACGCACTTATCCTCAACACCAAACTCATCTTGCTTTGCCTTTATGTCGCCCCAAGTTTCTAGCCTACCCGCCCACACAAGTCTTGGTTTGCCCTCCAAATCCCAAGCCCTCACTACGCACCAAGCGTGGAAGCCCCCTGCCTCTTGGATGTCGCAACTCATAATCAGCTTATCTCCCATCCGAACCTCTCCCATCTTGTAAGCACCGGGAACGATCTGCATTTTTTCTGATTCGTGTTCCATCCACGGCTCGGCTAGAACTCGGTTCACGAAATCTTGTAGGCCGATAATCCCGCTGTGCTTATCTTGTAGAAACTTGACTGCCAAGCTACCGAAGCTAACCCACGGAGCGTATAGGCCGTTGAGGTGATACGAGCGTCTGGCTGGTTCGCCCTTGAGATTGGTTGCCCTCCACTCCCCCTCTCGGAGCATCTTGGTTTTCTGGCCGTCTTGAATCTTGCCCTTGCATCCCTCACACTCATAGTAGGTCGAGGATTTCACTAGGGCATAATCATAAACGCCATCTTCTATCTTGGCCGCTTCGTCCCACTTCACTTGCCCCCAGATTAGTTTTTGTTTTAATCCACAATGGGGGCAAGGCACAAAATAGAAGCGCATATCGCCCTTCTGCCATTCAGCCCATATTATTGAGTCGGCAGTTGTCGGGGTGCTGGTTGCTATGATTAAATGATTGGGGTAGGTGCTGACTCGTGCCTCTGCTAACTGCACCGGATTGGCCTCCCTCCCCGACCCTGCTTGCTCTGGAAACTTGTCCACCTCATCCATACAGAGTAAAGCAATCGAGCGACTGGAAAGAGCCGAGGCACTTGTTCCCGCCCACCAGACCGAGCATCGCTTAAAATGTTGCTCTAGGATTTTGATTCGGTCTGTATTTTCTGGCCGTTCTTTGGCTAGGGCTGGGCAATCGTCCACCATTGGAAGCCAGCGGGTTTCTGTAAATGATCGAGCTAGATGTTCCGAAGGCATCACCCACAAGACCGGGCAAGGTCGCTCTGCTACTCGGTAGGCTAGGCCAGCGAGAATGGTTGTCGTCTTTGAGGTCTGCGCTCCCCATACCAACACAACTCTCCGAATCGAATCATCGCCAAAAGCCTCTAGGGGTTCACGAACATAGGGTGTAAGCGTTGTTGAATACGCTCCGGGTATGTTCGTTACCCTTGCAGAAAGGGTGAGGTTTTTCTCTGCCCATTCTGGGATTGATAGTTGTTCTCTTGGCTCAAAGAAACTACGGCTGAACGCCCCGATGTTCATCTCTTAACCAGATAATCTTTTGCATACGCCCACGCTGGGTTCATATGGATTTTATGATGGCACTCAAAGCAAACCGCCAAGAAAAACTCTACCTCGTTTAGTCTATCCCCGAACCTCCCTCGCCTATGGTGAACTTGGCTCGCCATCTTGCTCTGGCAAACTTGGCAGACTGGCGTGTTGCCTAGAAACTTCTCTCGCACATTAGAATAAACCTCGTTCTGCTTTCGTCTCTTGGCAGATACTCGGCGTAGTTTCCTGCCTCGCTTGAGTGGGGTTTTGCGTTTGAGGGGAGAGCGTTTCATTCGTCAAAGAAGGGCAGAATCAATCCTAGCAAACCAAGGGTGGCAAGGATGATGAGGAAACATTCATTCACGGTGTTCTAATTGGTGTATTGCTTCCGACGCACTCAATGATTGTTTTTTGGAATTTCTTTAGTTCTGATATTGCCTCCTCAAGACTAGACAGCCTCCTTGCTCTAGCAAGAAGCCAAGGGGAGGGATTGTCATTTGATGTAAAAAACAAAACTGGCTTGCCCTTCATATGTGCGTAAAAGACCTCCATAGCCGTTCCCCATCCGGGCTTCTCCGCATTCACAAGCACTACATTTGAATGATCTACTTCGGCCATATCTTCCTTTACTATTTTTGTGCTATTTGCCACATCAAATCTTGTTCCCCGAAAGTCTCTGTCTAGCGGATTAAGTATTTCATATAAGCCTTGAAGTTCGATAGTCGCTATACTTCTCCACTCTTGTTCTTGATCGGTTGTTCCGTAGATCGCCCCAGATAAATAGATTCTTGGTTTCATATATTTTCTACTCGTATCCTATTGTTTGACCCCTCACGCAAAACAATCGCCCTCAATTTTAGCTTTTCGCATTCAAATGTTTTTAGTCTCTTAAAAAACCAGTTCCCAACATTTTCTAGAGTAGTGGGAAAATCAAATACCTCATTCAAATTGCTGTGGTCGCAACATCGAACAAGGGTTTGGGTGTAGTCCTTAAGCTCTCCAAATGGATAAATCATAGGCTCTTGGTCGGTTGGGAAGCCCTCCCACTCGACATCGAGCGAGTAGGTGTGGCCGTGATTACGAAAACATTTCATAAGACCAACCAATGAATTGTGATGCAAATATGAAAAATCTTCCTTTCTCAAATTGTGTGAAGCATCAAATTTGAACGACTGTATAACAGTATATTTAACTCCACCTAGTTTTGTTTTGTTTAGGTCTTTAGCAAACATCTTTGATTTCTCCCTTCTCCATATTTTTCTTCTAGGTAATTGATTAGGGGTTGCAATCTTTTCATTCCACCCCTCACCCATCCAGTCCCATCGCAACTCTCAACTCCGTTCTCGTCACAAATCCATAAGCCTTCATATGAATTCACCCTGCCACAATGAACCCTCCTCCCCATTCTGCAAAATTCTGGCAACATCTTCCACTTCCATTCAAACGAGCCTCCCACAAATATAACCTCGGCATCGCTAGGAACATCGTCTTGAGTCATTCCATCTTGTACGACAAAGGCTGGCTTAAATCCTAATGCTTTAATTTTAGGTGAATATATGCTCCATTTTGCAATCGTTTCGTCCTTGTCCAAAACCTTGTCTGGGCAAGCAACCCACAATGGTTTTCTTGATAAATCAACTTTGCCCAGCATTTCATAGAAGGCCGCCTCATCCCATTCTGTTTTGTTGGTGAATGCGTAATAAGCCCCATTGTCTAGGGCATATGGAATCACCTCTGGTATATATCGCCATCCGTTTGGAGATATTAAAAGACCTATTGAGCCTATAAACTTTCCAGCTAAATATCCTATCATAAACCCAGTATTGTTTGTGGGCATAATGATCACTTAAACGCCCCCTCTGCTTTTTGAATGGTGACGAAGATTTGATTGATTCCGTCTTGTATGGCTTGCTTTGCACACTCTGGGTCTGATGGGTTTGCTCTGGCCGCTAGGCTCGAAGGAAGGGCATCTAGAAGCGATCTGATTGCTCCGTGCCACTTCGTTATCCATTCTTGAACTTCTCCCATTCGAACTGTGATTCTGCTCACCTCTTCCCATCGAGCGTGTTCCATTTCGGCTTCTGCGACTCGCTTTTTTGCTTCGCCCCATCCTTGAACCGCCGCTCTCATAGCGACTGGGTTTTTGCTGTTTGCGGCCGTAACTACCAACGAGTAGGCAACTACCTCGGCTTGCTTCGCTCGATTCAATCGTCCAAGCGAGGTTTTCGATTTGTATGACTCGGCATCCAATTCTTTCGATGGCTCGGAGTAGATCGGGGATGGTGTTCGGGCTATCTGTGACTTGCTCACCCGCTTCTGGTTTGCGAGCCTCCACCTTTGAGCGTCTGACTCGGAAGTGAGGGGCATTCCTCGCTTTACCATTCGAGACAACTGCCCCGCATCGATGCCCCACTTTTCTCGGAGTTCTTTTTGTGTAATCATTAAACATTTTGAAATTGGAGCGTATCGGTCGGATTTGCACCGCCCCCTCTTGGCTGGAAGCCAAGCGTGCCGCTATCAGCACTTGATACGCATTTCGGGTATGGTTTGTGTAGCGATTTTAGTTGAGTCTTCATTGAGTCGTCAAGGGGCATCAAATACTTATATTTTCTTTCCGGATTATATTTTGTAACGCCGATATGACTTGCGAATTTAATTCCAAATTTATGAACTAGCGTTCTTTGATGAACAATCTCTCCATCTAGTTTGTATTGAACCGACGCACCCCCCTCGCCCACATACAACCAGTTTGATGCTTGATATATTCCCCCATAATGGTTCTGTCCTTTATCTGCAAAGGATACGACTAATCTTAACTTTGGATTATGCCTTTTTAGAATTTTAAGACTTATGCTTATAATCTTTGATACTTGGTTTTTGTGTTCCTTTAGGGCGACTCTGACTAACTCTACAATTTCAAATTGAGTAAGATTATATGGTTTTCCTATGGATGGGAATGCTGGTCTTCCATATAAAACAACCCCCTTAAAGTTTCCGTCTTCCCATACTCCAAATCTATTCATCTTCCCGCTAGGAATGCTTTTTGAATAGTGCCAGTTCTCACAGGCATATTTTGCCGCTTCGTGGGTAGCCCAATCAATTTTTAGATTATTAGCTTGGGATAAATTCATTGTTGCAATTAGGACAAGTCACCGGTGACTTTTCGTCTAGCTTACCTTGATTCACCTCTGCGTCTGGTAAGAAATTTGGGTCTGGATTGGTAGCCTCCATCATAACAGCAATCTCATCCATACCGAACCCGGTAATTTCCATATCCAGATCGCCAGTATCGATTTCCTCTAGGATGTCTTTGAGCATCGGCATATCGAACTCTCCGCTTAACTTGTTGAGGGCGATGTTGGCCGCCTTCTCCTT